ATTGCAAACATATCCAATTATATGTTTTGCGTATTCCTTCCTCTAAGGATTGAGAATAATCCCAACCAAGTTTTTCTCTAACAAGATCATTGTTTGAGTTGCGTCCACGGACACCAAGAGGTGCATCGAGTATGTGATCTCTACCTATGGATTTCTGTGCTACTTTTGCGGTTATTCTGACCAACTCATTAATTGAAACCATCTCTTCTGAACCTATATTTACAGGTCCCATAAAATCCGATTGCATCAATCTCCAAGTTGCTTCAATACATTCATCAATATACAAGAAAGATCGAGTTTGTTCTCCATCTCCCCACACTTCGATAGTGTCAGCTAGACCTGCATTTGCGACTTTACGACAGATTGCTGCAGGTGCCTTTTCTCTTCCTCCTTCCCATGTTCCTTCTGGTCCGAAGATGTTGTGATAACGAGCAACCCTAACAGGAATATCATAGTTGCGATTATAAGTGAGATATAACCGTTCACTGAAGAGTTTTTCCCATCCATATTCGGAATCAGGGTTGGCAGGATAAGCGGACGTTTCACGACAATCTGGGTTGTTAGGGTCTAATTGATTATGTTCTGGGTACATACACGCAGAACTCGAATAGAATATCTTAGTCTGATTTACTTTCTTATCTTTATTCAACTTCTTCTGTTCTTCTAAAAGATTTAGATTTATAGAAGCAGAGTTATGCATGATGTCTGCATCATTCTCTCCTGTAAATATGAAACCTGCACCACCCATGTCAGCTGCAAACTGATAAATTTCATCAAATGGTTCTAGAAACTTATCTACAATTTGTGCATAGTAATTACCAGTGTATCCACCAAAACGAATCACTCTGCGAACAATTTCTACATCTCTAAGATCACCACAAACAAACTCATTTGCTTCTGTCTTAGAAAACTCAGGGTATTTTAGATCTACACCTCTTACCCAATATCCTTCTTTACGCAGTCTTTTCACCATATGACTGCCAATAAATCCACCTGCACCAAGAACAAGTGCGGTTTTTTTGTACTCTCTCATATCCTATATGAATAGTCGATCAATGTATTTAGTATAAGAAAATTAAGATTATTTGTCAACTCTCCCATAATCATCTTGAAGTCTCACTATATCATCTTCGTCACACTTTCCTCTCTGCACTTCAATGAATGTCACACCATCAGGACTTGCTTGCATGCGATGAATTGCCTTTTTAGCAATGAATAGATCATCACCATCATTCATAATAAAAACGTTTTTATTTACAATCGCTTTACCAGAACCATCTACAACTGTCCAATGCTCGTCACGATGGTGATGATATTGAAGTGATAGTTTTGCATTTGGTTTAACATAAATCTTTTTCACCTTATAGTTCTTTCCCTCATCAAGGGTAATGAACCATCCCCACGGTCTAAATTCAAACTTTCTCATTATTATTTTTAAGTGTTATACACTCTCAATGTGATCTTCTAATTCTTTAATTAGTTTAGATTTGTTATGTCTACGATCTAATTCGATCCCAACAGTGCGGCCATATTCTTCAAGTTCTTCTTTTGACATATCAGAAAAGTCTTTCTCCTCAGAGATTGCATCTGCAATTACTTCTTCTGGTCTAGGTGCTTCTTCAACTGGTTTTGGAACCTCAGTTTTGAGGGTCTTACCAGATATAAGATCTCCAAAATGTGACATTGTACTATTCTATGTTTTCTACAATTTTATTTATCACAAACGTAGCAAGGCACGCCTGCAGGATCTAACCACTTTGTATACTCAAAGTCTTCGATAGCAGTTTTCATCTGCATAAAGTTATCACAAAGGTACATGTCCTTGTATCCATTGTAGTTATTCCACTTTTGAATGCGATAGTCTGGATGTCCATTCTCTAAGAGATCAGGCATTTTTACATACCTATATGGATCATTCTGGCATAATACTTCAATCATAATAATATATCTTACCTCCTTATTATAATATATCCAATCCTACGAGTCAAGTGGACACTTGAAAAAGTGTCAAGTTCTAACTATAATATCTCCGTCATCATCGTCCTCTTCAAAATCATCTGGATTGAAAATCATTAATTCTTCACCATATTTTACACCTTCCATCTCTGGATGCGGAGCAGGGACTTTATATGGTCTCATCGCATCACTATATGAATTAGTCGGAGTTTTATTAAATTCTGATAATGTGGTTGCCATCATTTTCCACATGTATGCAAAGGTTGCTCCGAATAAAGCAACAAAGAATATCAAGTATATTAATATTGTAAAGTCATTCATCTTTGAAATAATCTTTGGATAGGAACTTGTTTTATCTTATCTATAATGTCAGTTTCTATTTTGTCAAGAATGTTAACATCAAGGTGCATAAATGGTGGGATAATACCAAGCATTCTCAACAGACCATCAACAAATAAAGCGAGAGTTGTAAATCCAAGAATCATACTAATGACAGTCGCATCACGATTATGCTTTGCCATTGATTCTTCATCAATCTTTCTTGCTTCATCAATTGCTCTTTCCACAGCAGCACTAATCAATGCATCAACCTCAGCCTTAGTATAAGTGCTGCGATTAGTTTGTTCTGTTATTGTTGTGATTGGAAAGTCTTTGATTAGATTTATCATGATGGTGTCTTTTATGTATGTATTATATCACGTTTCATTGAAATGTCCAGTAGGTCGTTTTGCTTGCTTTTCCTCACGTAAGCGCTCCAAGTCCTGTATTCGTTTTAACATTTCTTGTTTTTTCTCTATATCGTCTATCTTCTTTTGAACTTCTTTAAGTTCCTTTTGGATATCGTCCATCTCGGTGTAAAATTCTTCCCCTATTATCTCCTTGCTAATATCACGCAAGTTCCGATGTAGGTAATTATATTTAGGAAATTAAATGGTTGTCATACCAGCAGGTAGAGATCCATATCTAAATTTTGGTAATCCATTTGAGTAAATTGTACCAGAACCATTTGGCATTCCAGCTCCAAGGTACATATAAATTGGTCTACCTACAGTTACTAAACTAGTATATTCATGCCATAAAGTATCACCGTGGTACATTTTTACTTTTCTACTATTTGATCCAGCAGATTCTCCATAAATTATAAAAGTTAAATTAGCTCCACTCCAATCTTTTGTTGATGTTGCTTGCCTATTAGTTGATCCTTGAGAACTGCCACCCGTGTTAGCTGCTCCTCCATACCAAGCCCATTTTTTCGATCCATAACCAGAGGTAGCAAAATATGCTGCCTCTCCATTTGCAACAGCATTTTGATTATGTAAAGTATTTGTTAAATTATCTGTGTTTGGAGATGACTCCCAATAGACACCCATTTGAAAAGCAGTACTTTCAAAAGCAGCTTCTGCAAATTGAGCTGGAGTTCCTTGCCATGCATATAATTGAAAGAAACAATCCTTCGTAGTATCACCACCTCTTAAATCAAACTTACCATACGCTGGATATTCCCAATTATCAAAATTTACAGTACCAGTGTTATACATCACTTTAAATTTAGAACCATTATAATAAGTACCTGTAACATTAGTAGAGCCATAGAAGTCTTCGTTCGGAATGACACTCCAATTTGCTATGGAATTTAATTCAGTGATACTAGTAGCAGGTGATCCTAATCCACCACTACGAGTCATATAATAATTGTCTCTCAATGTAAAAACAGCTTTGGCATCTGGTTGGTTTAAAGTTGGTGAAAGCATATTACCAAAACGTCCACCGAAATATCTTCCCATTTAAATCCTCCGATTAAGCATCATCAAGTTCTTCGTACGAGATGACTATTTGTAAGTCACTCGCAGCACTTGCACTTGCTCTTATTGAATGTCCTTCTTCCAAATATATTGGTGCATCTTTTCCTAATACAATTAACGTAGAATCTGCAGGAACAGGAACAGTATGTGCTAATTCAAAAGCACCTGAACCATTATAAAATTGTACAGTGGTATCAGCACTATTTGTTCCATCTATATTTGTTACATAAATGGAATTTATTTTAAAGACTTTATTACTACTTCCAGCATTCGATAATACAGCTGCAATAGAAGTTCCTAAATCTGCACCCACTGTTTTTCCGAATATGGATGTTACATTAACTAAATTTGGTGCGGCCATTTTTTTTAATTCTCCTTTGTATTATTTAGCAATTAACCAAATATCATTGCCATTGCGATTGCCTTTCCTGTTGTAGCAACAGATTTACCCCCGATAGTAACAGTACCACCCGATACATTAATACCAGATCTTGCTGTTATAACACCAACTGAATCTATATTTGTTACGTCTTCATATGTTAATACACCACCAACACCAACATTTCCAGAAACTGTTAAATCACCAGTAATGTTTTGATTGGTTGTTGTTGCAGTTACAACACCAGTAACAGTGATGCCATCAGGAAAATTAGGCGCCCCATTTGCATTCTGGTTTGTTATTGTATTTGCTCTAATTCTTGACATCGTTAATTATTTTTAGTTATTTATAGTAAAGAAGATAAAACTCTTATAATTACCACACCAGATCCGCCACCTTTACCACCACCTGCACTGGTTCCTGCACCACCGCCACCACCTGTATTAGCTTGTCCAGCAGTTTGATTATTACTATTATAAGTATCACCATCACCTCCACCACCATTTCCACCATTATTACCTTCAAAGTTAGAGTAACCAGCTTGTTGTGATCCACCACCACCACCTGCAAACCAACCACTATCACCAACACTAGTTCCTACAAGAGAAGATGCATTAAATCCTGCACCACCATAAACAGGAGCACCTGACCCAGATCCGTTAAATCCTGCACCGCCAGCACCACCTCCTCCACCACCACCGTTGGGACCAGTATTTCCTGCTCCACCACTATTACCTAAATTATGAACTAACGTTCCAGATGATAAAGTATTGGATTGAGATGATTGTGTTGCGGATCCACCAGCACTAGCATATCCACCTCCACCACCAGAACCACCATCTCTACCAGCGGGTTGTCCACCTTGGCCTCCTCCACCACCGCCACCTTTGGCAGTTAATCCAAATGCAGTTGAGTCTGCACCATCATTACCTTGTCTATTACCAGATCCACTACTAGTTTCTGCACCACCATTACCAACAACGATACTATGTTCACCTGCTTGTACTTTAAATCCTGTGTACCATACAAGTCCACCAGCACCACCGCCACCACCATAATTAGAGACTGCGGAAGATGGTAGACCTCCTTGTCCACCACCACCAACAACTAAAATATCAATATTACCACTACCAGTTACTGTGAATGTACCATTAGAAGTAAATGTAAATAACTTATAATTTCCGAAGGTTGACTCAGTTCCACCAGATACAGAGAAGAAACTATCAGTAATTTGAACCCATTTATTTCCATTATAAAACTCAAGTTTACTTAATGTTGTATTAAAGTTAAGAGTTCCAATAGCAGTTGAAACACCAGCATTTCTTCCTACAGTCGTTGTAGTTCCAACACCCACTGAATGTTTGTTAATAGATGTGGTGCCATTTGTAATTTTTAATGCACTAACAGTTGCAATACCACTTGCATTACCTAATTTTATATTACTTCCTACATTTAAATCATTACCAACTAAATTAATACCTGCTCTTGCTGTTATAAGACCAACTGAATCAACATTGGTTACATCTTCGTATGTTAATACACCACCAACCCCCAAGTTTCCTGTGATGGTTCCACTTGCAGCATTTATCACACCAGTGAATGTGCCAGTTGTAAATGTTGCTGCTGTTCCAGTTACACCATTTGGAAAATTAGGTGCTCCGTTTGCACCTGCATTTGTAAGTGTACCTGCACGAATACGACCACCTGTTGCTGAACTTACTGGATTAGGCAAGCTAGATGTGTTTATTCCTAAAACATCAGGTATAAAAGTATCTCCATCCGCAACTATAAAATCTGCATTATCTTTAACAACAAGATCTTGATAATGTGTGTATGCTGCAATTCCTGTATCTGGATGATTGACCGTAACAGTTGAATCAATAACTAATTCTTGGTTTGCATAATAAATTTTATTTAAATCACTTGTATCATCATCACTTAATGGTGTTCCAATACCAGAACTTGATACACCTTCTAAACCTGAACCATCACCAAAGAATGCAGACGCAGTTATAATACCTGTAAATGTTGCATCACCATGTTTTCTGATTGTGACACCAATACCAGTATTACTTCCAATATCAATACCAGTTGAATGCAACAAAGAGTCACCAATCAGTATTGAATTACCTGGTTCTGTTCCTATTCCTGCTGGTGCGACTTTGGTGAATGACATACAAAGTTATAATTCTGCGGATAATATAAACATATCATTATTTGCATCAACCAACACAAGTCCACCATTACCTACAGTGCTATTATAATTTGTATCTATGGCTACTGTAA